CACTAGAATGTCTAAATATAGGATAGAAATGCACATTATAGAGATTATTTTTTGCTTTAAGAAATATTTTTGCAATATTGTTAAAAGCCCATATTTCAATTCGTTCTAGTCTTGATGTGCCCTAATCGTGTCAAGACTAGCTTTTATAGCTTCTTTATCTTCAGTCTTCACTCCAGTAAAATGTCCATAAACTTGCTCTAACATTTTCATAGATGAGTGTCCTAATGCCTCTTTAATAATTAATGGATTAACCTTATCGTTGAGTAATAAACTAGCATAGGTATGCCTAAGGCTATGAAATCCTGCATAGGGTAAATCTAAAGCATTACATAAGTTCTGAAATGCTCTACCTAGTCTCTGGTAAGACATAGTAAATTCCTTGAAGTCAGTGAACTCTATTAGAATATCTTTAGGTATATAGACAACTCTAGGTTTATTAGTCTTGGTAGGATGTAATCCACCAGTATTAATGGCTATTGTCTTAGATATAGAGATAAACTCACTAGATATATCTTTAGATGTCAGTGCAAGTATCTCTCCTATTCTAGCTCCAGAATAGAAAGCTAGTAATAATACAAGCCTAAGCTCACCCTTAGCACTATTAATTAATCTAGGTATATCTTCTTTAGAATATACAACCCTAGTTAAGCTTTGTTTAGTATTTACCTTTATATTATAGACTGGATTAAAGGTAATAATACCTTGCTTTATTGCATACCTAAAAGCTTTACTAAGTACCATTAGATAGTTCTTAATAGTATTAGAGCAATAGCCTTGCTTAGATAGCATAATTGAGAACTTTTCTATATCTATAACAGTGATCTCTTGAATACTCTTATTCTTAACCATCTTCTTTATACTAGATATAGTATAGATAATATTCTGTAGAGACGAATTACGTAGATAGTTTTCGTCTAGTTCTAGGGATAAGTCTAAAGCATCGAATAGCGTGAGTTCTTTAGGCTTATCTTGCATAAGTTTAGGTATCAGTTCTACTCTAGCATAGTTAAGATTAGTCTTATTCCATTCTAATTTTAAACTCTGTCTGTATCGCTTACCTCCCTTAACATAATCAGCATAAATAATATTATTACGCTTGTATAGTTTCATTGTTAAACCTTTCTTGTAGTAAGGCATCTCTATCCCAAACTAATATCCTATCTGAAATTCTCTTATAATGGACATTAGGTAGATAAATAGCCTTAAATACTCTAAGCCGTAGAGCATTAGGAGTGATACCTAATAGCTCCGCAGCTTGTGTATTGCCCTTAATTTTTCTAGGATATATTCTCTGTAATTCCCTTAGTTCTAGGGCATCTACAATTTTAGATAGAGATAAATCTAAAGCTCTTGTAAAGATGCCAAGAAGTTCAGATTCACTCATATTAGTCCTTACTATCTGCAAAGACATGAGCTTTAACTATAAAGATAGTTTTATCACTATCTTTTCGTATTCTAGCATTCTGCTCGGCAGCTTCTTTCTCAGCATTCTCTTCTTTTAAGAATGCTTTATGAAAGTGTTGCCTATCTTCATTTACTATTCTGACTTCGTAAAATTTCATATTTACTCCTTTATTGAAAATCCAAGACTATATAAAGTCCGCATTGCTGTAACTGATTTACCATCTACGATATTTATCCCTACTACCTTCTGAAAAGACTTTCTAGTAGGTAAAGGCATAGACCAAATAGAGCATAGCTAGATATGAACTCTCCATCTTTAACTAGCTTCCTTAGTTGCTGTAAGGCTTTCTCTACAGCTTCAGGGTTCTCTTGAAAGATAACTTTTAAAAATTCTCCTGATATTGAACCATAGACAGCTTCAGAAATAAAGTCCTTTATGTTAGTAAATTGACTTATCTGCTTGTCTATGTAGCTTCTTACACTCTGCTTGCATATCTCTTTGATATCACTCTCAGAAATGTAATCCTCTACGTTTATAGTTAGTTCCATTCGTTCTCCTCTAAGATGTCTTCTACATCTGTAGTTTCGATAGTATTGCCATATACAATACATTCTTGAGCTACTGCTTTAGTTAGGTCTTTAGGCTCAGTTCCTCTACACTCTACTTTATATCTGCCGTGTAACTGACTCCAATAGACTACTCCTAAGCAACCATTAGAAAATTCCAGAATATCTTTTGTGTAGATATGCTTACCTTCTTTATCTCTAAAGCCTGTATCCCCCATAAGGGTTACATCTTCTATGGCATAAGGATCAAAAGTAAATTCTGTAGGTTTTCTCTGCACAGTAGCTAAGGTATATACCATTGATACCTCATTAGTATCCAGATAGAACTCTATCTTAGCTACATCTTTCATAACGTATTTCCCTAACTCTAGATCATAGACCCAAGCTCTATAACCTGATATCTCCATTAGTTCTCCTTAAATAGTGTATTAGCATTACTCTCTCTTAGTGGTAGCTCTTTAAACAGCTTGTCAGCATAAGGCTTTAGCTCTTCTTGGATAATTCTTAGTTTGAGTTTCTCTGCTTCTTCGTCAAACGTTCTGCTATTCTCCGTAGATAAGAGTGTATTGAAGTCAATAGCTTTCAGTTTAAGCTCTCTCATAAAGTCAATACATCTACTAAGTAATGGGAACTCTCCTTCGACTATGCTGAGTATCTCACCATACATGTTCGGATACTTAACTAAGTTATTCATAATCTCATAAGGATAAGCTGTAGCTTCAGATATATGTTTAGTTATATCCTCTTCTATAGTTCGTGATCGTCTAAACTTTTCTAGATACCATCCTTTAACGATGTATCTCTCAACAGTTTCTTTAATCTCTTTCTCGAACATTAGTTCTCCTTTAGTTTAAATCCAAGAGCGTATATAGGCTTCCATCTAAAAGTATCGTGTTTAGATGCATATTCTTTCTCTAACTCAGCTCTAGTTATTCTCTTAGGGTACATTGAGTACTCTTTAGAGATATAGTCGTATATCTCGAAGTACCATAAGACATCTCTTTCGTTGATGAAATCTTTATCTACCTCTTCGATAGCAGTAGGACTTGTATATTCAAACTTATAATTGGTTTCGTCAATGTCTGTGATTGTATATGTCATTGGACATAACCCTTCTTCAGAGTCTTTAAGTACAAGAGTATCTCCTACTTTAAACTTAGTATCTCTATCGGATTTAACTCTATATGTACCATCTTCGAAATCCCAAACATCTTGATTTATCTTACACCACTTACCCTCAGATCGATAGTATGTTTCTACTGTCTTACCTTCTTCGTAAGCAGTAAGTATCTTAATCTTCTCTTCTAGATTCATTTTCTTCTCCTCGAGGGATTCTAAATCCCATACTAAACATAGGCTCATACGTTTCGTTAGCCCAACCTTTAATCTCTCCTAGCTTCATCATAGTTGGAGCTAAGGTATAGCGATCTTCCTTCTTATAGTGAATAACGTGCCACCAATAAACATCATTGATGTTTAGATAGTTAGCATCTATGGCTTCTATATTAGTCTGACCTTTGATCTCTTCCCATCGGTAATCTCCATTGCTAGCAAAATCTCTTATAGTTACTATAAGTGGATTAAGCTTACCTTCGTCTGCTATACGAACTAGCTTATCCCCTACCTTGAATCTAGCATCTGGATTACTCTTAGACTTACTATTAGGTTTTACTCTATAGGTATATAGATCAAAGTCTAATTCAGTAGTCTTTAGGTCTTCCCAGTCATCTTCTTCACCATCAGTTTCAGAATACTGAATAGTTAATCCTTTCTCCATAGCTCGAAGAATATCTATCTTCTCTTGTAAATTATTCATTATTATTCTCCATTTAGGTATCTACCTTTTAATATTTTTAGAATATCTTGCTTAGTAAATTTAGACTTCTTATGTAGTTCTATCTTGCTAAGCCAATATTCATCTAGCTTTCTTCCATAGTATTCGAAAGCTTCAGCTTTAGTCGCAAAAGGTTCGTAAGGCTCAAGTTCATCGAATACCCAGACACCATTCACCATTCGCTGACTTTCTTGTTGCCTAACTAATGCTTCGCCTTTAGTCATATAAGTATCCTTACTTAAGAAGGGGATTTACTCCCCTCTTATTGTTTTAAAGAAATCTCTGATAGCTTGTTTTCTAGCTTCTTCGTCTTCTGTTTTATAGACTACGATCTCGCAGAGTTCTTTAAACAATAAAAGATCTCTGTCTTGTTCTTCATCTTTAGCAGCAAGAGTTGCATAGCCAGCTATATCTACCCAGTGGTCTTTAAAGTTACCATTACCACAGACTATTCTTGCAATTTTATGTAAGATCATATCTAAGGCTTCTGCCTTAGCTGGAGTTAAGTCTGACTGTAAATGAGCTTCGCAGACATCTTTAAGTATTTGAGAAATCTTACTGACTAACTTGTAGTCACCATGAGTATCCTGTCTCTCGTTTAGAACTTCCTCGATCATTTCTTACCTTTCAGTAGTTTTTTTAAAGTATAAGAACTTGTATAAGTCACTTTACTAATTATCTGTTTCTTACCACTAAGATTAGTGATAGGCACTTTAAGTAACTTGAAGTGACCTATGGTGGGGAAATTAAGTTTTCCTTCTTTCTGTAAGATCTCTCTAGCTAACTCGAATGTCTTAGATAGAGTAATTCTTGTACCCTTCTTAGACATACCTGACCTAGAGGCTACTTCGTCGATAAAATCCTTATATAGCATTTATTCCTCCTTGTATTTAGTATGAGCATAATGAAGTAAACCTAGGGCATCACTTCTGCCATCTAGTAAGCCTCCTTTAGCTCCATAGATAGAAGCATTAGGGTAAAGCTTGATTAAGGTATTAGCTATAGTTTTCTTATCAGCTTTAGCTGGGATACCTATAGCTTTCTGCCAAACTTGCGGAGAGACCATAATGTAAGGGATTTCAAGTGCTTGAAGTACTCCTTCTATCTCTCCTAATCTCTGTCCGAAACTAAAAGTAGAACTAACACCTTGCTTAGGCATAGAATGAACTTTCTCCACAATACATAGATCTACCTTATTAGATTTCAAGGCATGGATATAGCCTTGTAAGTTTTGGGATTTAAAGTCTATAAATGTAAGGGGAGAAGTTTCTATAACTAAAGCACCGTTAGATCCAGGATCTATCGCTGCGTACATTACGATCTGAAAGGATTGTCAGCTGTCTGAACTTTTATATCTTTAGAAGCTTGTGCTGCATTAGCTGTAGATTTACTAGCTTTCCAAGCTTCAACATCAGCGATTGTAAGACCATCATCATAGCGATTGTTCTCAGCATACTTTTTATCTTTTTCAAGTTGTACGCCTATTGCTGTACCAGATACGATCTCACTAGCTGTAGCACCATCTTCTCTGTAAAAGCCCATAATCTCACGTTGTTCTCTGATCTCACCATTGTATTTAGAATATCTAAATCTAATATTGACTTTAACAGGTAAGTCATTGAACTGATCTAGAACATCGAATGACTCTTCTTTCTGATCACGTCCTACTTTATGTACCTCTTTTACAGGGTCATTAACATTTTGAATACCTGCAATAACACATAGTTTATTGAAGATATTTCTCTGAAAGTTTTCACTTCCATCATTGTTATCTAGTTTAAGTCCGTATAGTGTAGTTTCACTACCTTGATATAGTACATTGAAGTTTAGGCTTCTAGCACCATGATCATTGACTTTAACGCTGACGAACTTAATAACTACGTCGTAAATACCACTCTTAGTGATAAACTCTTTTCCATTTTCTGCGATAGCTTTTTTATCTATGCTTGCTGTGAAGAAACTCATTTTAACTCCTTATAGTATATATTCTTCAATTTCATTTTTAGCATTTACTAGCTTGTTAAGATATTCATTGATATCAAACTCGTTTATTCCGACCTTATCTGGTAAGTCTTTTAATGTTGTTCTAGCTGGATACTTGAATGAAGTAAAATAGACAACTAACTTACCACTAGATTTCTCTATAAATAAACTATCGTTTACTATAGATAACCAACTGCCTGCTTTAGCGAATTGACCTTGAGCAGGTATAACATGCCTATCACTCTTCTCATCTACCATTGTATGAGCTACAATAACTACTGATACTCCATTAGCTATCAGAACATTCTCGATATAGTTATTTAAATCTAAAGTATCAATATTGTTCTGTTCATGGATTTTAAAGCCTGTATATTTAACAGAGTTATATCTAGTCATTGCTGCATAGAGTTGAGTGACAGTATCGATAACTATGAACTTCGGAAACTCTTTAAACTTTTCCTTATATGCTTTTATCTTGTCATTGATAAAAGTTATTACACTCTCCATGCCTTCATAATTTTTAAAATTAGCATGAGGTACATTAAAGCTATATTCTTTCTTATCAAAGTTTATAACCAACGCATTTTTTATTTTAGAAGTTAGGGTAGATTTACCACTAGCTTCATAACCGCTTACAAGTATTTTAGTACTCAATTATTTCTCCTTTAATCTGTAATCTGAATAGAGTAGATAGACTAACTTAGGATCTTCTACACCTTTGAGATAAGTCTCGGCAATCAGTCTAAGATAATCTTCAATGAATTGCATATCTTCATCGGTAATAACTTGAGTAACAGGGATCACTTGAGAAGGATAGTCTTTTAAGGGCTTACCAGTCTTCTCACTTACTCTGCCAACTATGTTATTAGTTATCCATACGATGCGAATGCGATTAATATCCACTCCCATCTTTCTATAGATATAGGCATAAGTAAGTAATTGCCATTTATAGTTATTAGGCATATAAGTCTCATCTATACTTGTCTTAGATGTAGTTTTAAAATCTATAAGAGTATCGCCGATTACTGCATCAGCTGTTCCTGCTGCATAGACATTATCTACAATCTTGCAAGCTATAGCTTCTTCACTTCTATCTGGTATTCCAAATACTCTTAGGTAATCTATAAGTGCTTGACCCATAGATATAAACTGATCTTTTATATATTCTTTATCTATTTCTGGATTAGATTGAGAATCTATATAAGCATACAATTCATCTTTATCTACTACTTTAGTTTTAATATAGCTCTCTGCTATTCTATGAACGCATGAGCCTAGTACAGTAGAAGTGCTACCTTCGAATATCTTATTACCAAGAACATTCTCTTGATACCACTCCCATTTCTTTTCAGTGAACTTAGCTACACTAGATGGACTTATTCTGAAACTTCCTTCAGGCAAGAGATCTAAGTAGTTTTCTTGATAGTTCATAGGTTTTAAAGGAGTCATTGTACTTCTCCTGTCTCTCTTGTTTCTATGAGCATTTCTTGCTTCTCTTCATCAGAAGCTTTCTCAAAATAATTAAGAGCCATACCTATGGCTTGCTCTCTAGGGATTTCAATCTCAGTTTCTATCTCACATAGATACTCATTTACCTGAGTTATCTTTACTCTGTTTGTGAACATACAACTCCTTTCTTAACTGCAAGACCTAAGTCATAGACTTTATTCTTTACTGCAGTAGCTGTAAGACTATTAGGTAAAGTTCTTAGAAGATACGAGAACTGTCTTTTAGACATTGCTGTCTTAGGATCAGCACAATACATTATCTGTTTTACCTCTGAATCTGTCCATCTATGTTTTTTAGCTTTAGGCTGATTAAAAGGGTTATTAGTATCTTTAACTTCGCTAACAGGTTTTAGTATCTCACTCTTTATGTCTTGAACAAGATTAGAAGATGTCTTAGTACTATTATCTTGAGACATTAGAATAGATACAATCCTTCTTACGCTAGACATGAGCCTAATTAGCTCATCAACTATTTCTGATTGCAAGTTTTCTCCTTTAAGTTTTTATAGTTTCTTGTTTCGCCTACGAATAAGTGAGCTTTATACTTCATACGAGATATTGCTACGTATGTTAGTTTTAGAAACTCCTCTACACTAATAGGTTTATTGTAGTTGTTATACCTAGTAGGTTTTCGATATAACTGCTTGTATATATCTGTAGCATCTATGAATACTTCATCTAAAGTCATGCCTTGAGCTTTATGAATAGTGCTAGCATAGGTATGCTTAGGGTGCATATAAGTATCTGCTATACTCCAGTAAGATTCAGGATCAGTTCTAAGAACTTCATCTAGGATGCATTTCTCTTGCTTTTTACTTTTACAGATACGAAATCTAATAGATTCTCCATCATTACTAATAGCATGAATATCCCAGATACCTTCATTAGATCTCTGAACGTCATAGATTTCAACTATATCACCATTCTTACAATAGCCTATAGGTTTATCTAAGACTAATAGATCACCTACAGAATATAGTTCTTTATCAGCTAAAGCCTTGTTATAACTATCTATAACACTATTGCTATAGCCTAGTATTCTTTTAGAACTATTACACTCTAAGTAAGCTTTACAGAAATCTTTATGGCTATCGTACAAGATAATGCTGTCTGGTAAATCTTTTCTAAAGTCTGGTAATTGTTTAGATTTAATACTAGATCTAAGTGATTCTAGATACTGATGTAGTTTCTGATCACTGATAGATTGTCGCATCTGTTGAGTTAAAATAACCTCCATGTCAGGTTTAATATCTGCTTTAAGACCTATAGCAGATAACTGACATTCATCTCCTACAAGCAATATATACTTATAGCTTCCATTTAAAGCCTTCTGATAGACTTTATTAGGTAGCATAGACATTTCATCGATTATTAAGAGATCAGCCTCTATAGGCTCTCTAATATCGCTTAGGTATTGTTCTATACCATTACGAGTCATATTAAAGCCTAATGCACTGTGAGTTGTATATGCTTTAACACCTATAGAAGCTTGGAGATTATTTTTAGCTTTATGAGTAGTAGCTGTTACTAGAACAGATCCTTTATAGTCTTTAACTATCTGAGATAGTACAAAACTTTTACCAGTACCTGCAGCACCTCGAAGGACAACTATTCTATTAGGTCTAGGATTATCTGAAGTGAAGTAGTCATAGATTTTTACTTGTTCTGGAGTAAGTCTGATACTCTTGTCCATAGGCTTAAACCATTCTCTCTATCTACATACCACTCACCATTTTTAAAGAGATAAAAGTAATCAATCATATCGTCACCTTTCTCATAATTAGCTAACTGAGTATGCTTAGGTGCTACATTATTCCAAGGTTCTCCTCTGTCTCTATAATAAGCTACAGTAACATCTTCTTCAGGTTCATCGAAGTCATGCTTACCTTTAGGGATTATGTTTTCTTTTAGACTTGATATATCACCCAAGTTAAGTAGCTCATTTACTTTCTCAGGATCTTTATAGTAAGTGTCCAGCATATAACCTACATATTCTGGATAACCATCCCAGTGACAATAGATAAACTTAACATCATTAGTCTTATCGTCTAATTTACCTATATAACTTCTTGTACTCATTTCCAGTTCCTTATCTGATTTATAATCGTATTTTCGAATCTTTTAGACTCCATAGGTACTTCCCAGTATTCATTAATCTCATTCATAAGTGAAATAATCTCTTCTGTACTCATACCTAAATCTCTAGCATGTTTAGCAGCTCGTATAAGGCTCACACTACCTTCACCATCTTTAGCATTAAATGCATAATTGAATGTATCTAGTGGAGAAGAAAGTAGAGCTTGCTTTTGAGCTTCATTTAAAGTACTAACAACTTGTGGAGCTTTAGCTTCATCATTAGCTTGAAGTAGATGTTCTCTTACCTCTATGCAAGATTTATTAGTGACTGAAAGAATATTTCTACCACTATAGCTATAGAATATTTGAGATTTAGGGAGTATATCTGCATCTAAGCTTAGATATTCGCAGATACTTTTAATGAAGGCTTTATAAGTCTTCTCGTCTAAATCTACGAAGCTATCTAACTCTAAGAGCACTCTAAACTTATAAGCATTAGTTGGATCACTAGTCCTTACAATATGGTGATTGAAGTTAGCTAGTATCTCATGAGTCTGCTCATCAGTAAATAGACTCTTATCAATATCTAAGCATATCCATTTAGTTCCACTATCCACACTAGCTTTAGATCTCACTCCATTCTTAAATCTAAATGGAGAATAGGCATAGTCTTTAGTGAGCATATCACCAAGAGCTTTGAAATCTGTTTCTGCATAAGTAAAACCACTAGAACACTTCTTAGCTCTCTCTTCTTTAGAGCCACTACAAGCTAGATAACTGACACCTAGAGCATTAGTTTTTATAATCTTGGTATATTCAATACCATTTTCTAAAGCTCTATAGATACCACTTTCATCATAGCTTCCTGCAAGAGTAGCTAACTCTTTTAGTTTATTAGCTATGCCAGAACTACCTTGTATATACCCTAGCTTTTTAAGTAAGTGAATATTGACGAAGCACTTATTGTCTTCGAGCAGTTGCTGTACTAATCCTACGAATAATTCGTAGGGTTCTTTTACTAGCTCTATCTCGAAGTTTCTCATATCTTCATCTAATAGCTCACAAAACTTACAAGCATCTACATAGTCTTCAGGTTCAATAGTATCTTTACCTCTAAATAGAGCTATTGCTCCACTTAACTTTAGAGCCTTCCATTGTAAGTGAGATCTAACTATCTTAGATATAGGATACTGTTTCTTTATAGTCTCTGCGGTAGCTTCGTTAAACTCTTTATATAAAGTAAAGAGTGATCTAACTTCATTTGAGACATTTAACGGAGTACCAAGCTTACCTATCTCTCTTTGAGCGATACCTAAGAAGAGTTTCTCATACTCTGTTATAATCTTCTTAGCTTCGTCTTCAAGAGTAATCTTTTCTGCAAGAAGATCTTTTATAGATAGATATTCTTTAGTTGGCGGTAAGATAGGTGAATAGTTAAAGAAGCTTCTTCTAGCTAACTTAGAGCTAAACTCCATTTTAAATTTCTTCTTCACTTCAGTATCGAATAAGATATTATCTGGGCTACCTACGAATAAAGCAGATACTGCTAGATTCTTAATAGCTTTAGATTGTTTATCTTTATCTTTAATAACCTTTACTTCTTTCTTGCCTTCATCGTACATCTCAGATATAAGCTGAAAGTTAGAAGTAATTACAGGTGATACAAGAAGCTCACTACCGATCTCTGAGCTAGTTAGAAATCCAGCTCCTATACCATCTTCTTCTATGCCATTTAGATAGGCAATGTATCCTTCATTAGTTGAAGGTGCTGCGAATAGTGGAGTAGGTGCTTCATAGAACTTAGAGTAAGTTTCTGGTGATGATGGCTTAGCTTGATTTCTGTCTTTAGCTTTAGCTATAGCTCTAGCTACTGCTTTCTCTTCTCTAACTGCATTAATATGGTCATAACCTAGTTTATAGTTCTTTCTCATAATATTGATTGAACTATCTTTACCTACGCCACTACCAGTTATACAGAAGGTAATAGCATTAATAGGTATCAAGCTAGTATTCCAGTGCAAGATATGTCTTCTAAACTGAGACATAAATAGAATAAACTCGCTTACTGCAATAGTAAGCTTCATTCTTTCTGGTACTTTAGAGTTAGGTATAGAGTGAGATAAATCTAGTAAGAACTTAGGTAGCTTATTATCGAATAGCTGGTATTTTTCCAGCTCTTGTCTTAACATTTCTACCATAGCTCAGCCTTAAACTTGCGAGAGCTTTCAATATCTCCATAGTAATATCGTGCCATTAAGCACCTCCTTTTTTAAAAAGTCGAAGAAGCCTTCGTAGAAGGCGAAGGGTGATAGTGAGTAATCAGAGAACATAATTCTTTTATCTCGTCATAGTCCATAGCGTATACGAAATCTTGTCTTTTTCTAGGAGTAAGAGTCTTGTAAAGATCTAATAGGTCTATACCATCAAGATCTATCTCTATATCGTTAGTATTAAGCTGTTCCCACTTACCATTTAACTCATTTTTTTTAAATACTCTTAGCATTTTTTAACTCCTTTTCTAGCTTCTTACGAACTTTCTTAGTAGCTTTTCTTTGAGCATAATATTTAATTAGATAGTTCTTAATAGCTTCCTCTTCTAATCCACCTAGAATTGTCATAGCTTCTTTTACTACTTTGCCTTGAGTCATTGTGATAATATCTACTAGACCAGTAGCATCAATAAGTAGATCAGAAGCACATAAAGGTACTTTATGAAGACTATTGCTTAGTGACTTTTCCACGTAGTAAATCATTTCTTTAACCTCTCATTGATCTCTTGTTGTTGTTTTAGAATCTGTTGGAGCATCATGATCTGAATATTTTGTCCATCGTTAAGGTCTTGTAATAGTCTGATAACTCTATCTAATTGATTTCTGACTACCATAGACTCTTCTGCAAAACATAGTGCTGATGCTAGTAACATTGCTATTATTATTTTCATATTTCACTCTCCATTATGTCTATAGCTAAATAGCTTGCTAGAGCTTGTACAGCTTTCCATTTATAATCGTCTAGGTCTGCACCTAGATAATCACCTAAAAATGCTAGTGTAGAGCTACAACCGATCTCATTAGCCTCTTGTTTTAGCCACTCTAGCATATCGTCTTCATTCTCGTCGAAGAACCTAGACATATCCATACAACCTATCAGACCACTAAAGCCAGCATTAGCTCCACAATGATAAATGTCGTATAGTCTCTGTAGTAAGTCTTCTCTCTCAGATACTCTATGTAGATCCATCTGTTTAGCTAGAGGCTTAAATAGAGGATGTTTATCAATAGCATCCTTGATTATCTTAGATATTTGAGCTTTACTTAGTCCAGTACCATTTTCATAATATTCGTAAATGTCTCTCATTGATGCTCCTCATATTCTTTAAGAACTTGTCTAGCTCTAACTCTACCTGAGTCAGAGATACCTTTATAAGCTGTAAGAGCCTTCATATAGTCTCCGTTATACTTAGTTAGGTAATAGCTAAGAATAAAAGCTGTAGCATATATCTGCTCTTCATAAGTCTTATTAGGTATCTTCCAGTACTTGGCATTAATACCACCTAGACCAGATACTGTAGGATTACTATGCTTAGTCTTGGTACTATATTCACTCTCTGAATTAATCAGAGCTGTTAATAATCCAGCATCTATGTCGTATTCTCTAGCTGCTCTATAAGTTAGTTCAGCTAGATCAATGTCTTTATTACGCATCTTGGCGTAGATAGTATTAATCTCGTTCATTCTAGACGTTTCTAGAGCAATACTATGCTCAACTAAGCCAAGACTATCAGCTAAAGCTTTTTCACTCTCTACAAGTCTGGCATCTCTATTCTCTTCGATTTCAACTCTCTGGTTATAATCCATTCGCAGTACAACTAAGCACAATACAAGTGCAATTATAAGCATAGTCATAGGCAAGCCTGTGCCTTCTATGAATCGTTTTAACATTAAGATCCTTTTTAGTGTGTTTCGTATTGATTAGCTCCGAAGTTAGGTTCACCGTGTACTTGGTATCTAAGACCTAATTCATCACTAGCAGTTTTAAAACTATTAGTTAGAATATCTCTGACAGAGTCTTTAATCTCTGGTAAGATCTCTAGATTAATAGCGTCATGGATATTAGAGACGTAAGCAAACTCTTTACCGAGAGTATATAAAGCTCTTAGTTGTCGATCTACCTCTATAAGGTAATACTTCATAAAGATAGCTCCAGCAGACTGGAGTAATAGATTAAAGGCTTTATGTTCAGCTCTAACGTTGAGTAATCTTCCATCTAAGCCTACTATCTTATTATCTCTAATAGACTTAGTAGTTTCTTCAACTAACTTACGATAGCCTTTAGTATTATCTCTAAACATCTGAGAAGTTCTAGCCCCATAGATTGTCTGATAGATTAAATCTTCATTATAAGGAGCTAATGTACCTTTAGCTATAGGATAGAACTTCTTACCATCTAGTAAAACTATTCTCTTCTCTATCTTTTCAAGAGCTGTAGCATACTCTTGCTGGGTATATTCGAATGGTTCTTTATTCCATACTTGAATACCTATCTTAGTCTCTCCAGCTCCGTAACAAACGCTGTAAATAACATTATATTCTGGTAAGTTCGCAAGGCTTACCACGTCTATTAAACTGCCCTATGTCGCCATAGGGATTAGACTATATCATAACCATATATACTAATGTATACTTAGGTCCAAACCGCTTCCATCGTCATTGGCTTACGATGTACTCCATTACTGGATAGTCGTTGCTCTTTCTCTATATTCTTGTAATTCTTTGTAGTGTGTCTTACCTAGTTCAATATCTCTCTTAGTATTTCTACTAATAGAGTATTTTTCCTCTATTTCTTTAGTACGTAACTTATTAACAAATATGTCGTCGTATATTTTAAATAGAGTTTCTTTAGTAAGTAAATTGCCGACAGTTCTACCAGCTTTTACTGGCTGATAAGGTTTAATAGTAGGTGTGTCTAAATATTCTAAAGCATTCTGGATGCGTTCTTTAGAGTCTTTTAGTAACCCTAATGCTCTATTGCAATTAGGACATAATAGACCACGTATTTCTCCAGTTAAGTGATTGTGATCAACATTAATCTGAGTTTTTACAGAGTCTTTTAGAGTAAATCCTTCTTGTTTACATATAGCGCATTTACCATTTTGCCTTTTATAAAGAGTTATATAGTCCTTAATAGAAATGCCATACACTCTTTTAAGATAAGCATCAGAAGCTCCTATAGTAGCACATTGTAAAGAACAATGATGCTGTGAAGGTGCAACTGGTATAAATATTTTAGAACATTGTCTGCATTTCTTAGGCTTAAACCATCCTTGCGGATACTTATCAGGTGTTGCTGTTGGAAATGTAATACTATTGTTCAGAAATGGTATTGGTATATCATCAATATATACTTCCATAATTTTCTCCTTTCATTTAATTTAGAATATAGAGCTTAGATCAGGATTGTCTGAGTAATTCAGAGTTTCCCTGAGTTCGATTTGTTCTACATTACAGGTTTCCCTGTAACTGCCCTTAATTTAAGGTTTTAGCTAGGTCTCTAGTAGGTAATCCAACTCTATGTTGATTTACCGTATGAATGTCAGTACCTTTAGATTTATCACCAGTATCTACAGTATGAGCAAACTCATAATTGTCGTATGGACCTAAGTAATGTCCAAGCATTACGAGTTCTAACGCATCCGCATCGACATCTACTAGCAATTTACCTTCTGGTACGCATAGGAGTTTTCTAAACTCTGGATCTTTAGGTACTTGAGTAATGTTAGGCAGACTATGGGTCATACGTCCCGTATTGGCTCCGAGAGTATCTACTTTACCATGCAATCTATGAGTATCTGGATTGTAAAGATTAATAAGACTATTATCTCCTAGAAGTAATTGTCCTATATCTTTAGAGAGTTTAAGATATTCTTTTAGCTGTTCTAGAGCTTCATTAAGACTACTCATAGTACTCCTTTAGAAGTTGCTCATTAAACGAGATAGCTTTAAGAACATCATTGATTCTTTTCTCGTCTCTATTTTCTAACGGTACAGAGACTAGCTCTTTTAGCAATTCTTTAGCTGAATGTATCTTAGATTGATAATGGTTTTTAGCATCTGGAAAAGCTTGAATAGGTCTACCATATAAGTACTCACTCTTTTTCATTAAGCCTCCTTTCATATTTAGGTGGGATATAAACGACATTACAAGGTATAGAAGCTTGAGTAACTTGCTGCTTTACGAAGTAATTAGTACCCATTACAGTGTCGTAAAAAGCTTTATACACTTGCTTAAAATCATGCATCGAAATTGTCTTCGTTGTCTTCATAGGTTTCTCCTAGTATTGATTCATCTATCTTTATATTGCCCTTTTCGGTATAGTTCACTGGTTGCCAGTTAAAAGTAGAGATCAGTCTTTTAGCTATCTGCTGACGAGAGTTAGGATTAAAGCTTACTAGCTTGATTTTCTGGTATTCTCCGCTAAAAATCTGTGGTACTATTCTGTAAGGGTAATCTAGCCACTTCATAGATTTAGGTGGGTATTTATACTTACCGTTTCTACCTATTTCTAGTGGTCTATAGAACTCAGTAATCGTAGTATGCTTAGGATATGCTCTATATCTAAGTTTAACTGTTCTAGGTTTAGCTGGGATAATAGGATCACCATCAGGCTCAAATTGTTTTGGGAAGATCTTGAGTAAAGCATGCTCTAGATTCATCTGTCTAAACTTAAGCTTAGTAGCAAGTTCTCTAGCTTTATCTATATCGAAATAGAAGCCATATTCTTGTTGGTCGAAAATAATAGAGGCTACTTTATATTCTAGCTCTCTTACCTTCTTAGATGGATATGTAGTTCTCGTAATAAGATGTCTATATAAGGCATAAGTTACCTCTACATCTTGCTTACAGTAAGTTACCATATCTTCATTGAGTTCAGTAAAATCATCATAGTCAAGTTTGTAGTTACCTAATCTATAGCCGAATGCTTTTAGAGAATAAGAGCCTTTAAGAGCTTTAGGTAGCTCAGGTATCTTATAATCTATTCCTAGTAGTATGTCTTTAGGATATGTTAGCTTGGCATCGATTAAGGTATCTACTATAGGTGCCGTAATCTTTCCTAGAAACTTCTCAATAATAGGGATATCGAACTTAGTTATATTATGACCGATAACTAGATCAGCTTTATTTAGAATATCTAAGACACTGCTTAGATATCCGTCTGAATTAGATATAGGTTTGTATGTATAACACTTAGTTGGATTATCGTCTATCTTGATAGCAATACAAAGAATCTTCTCAATATCTAGAACTAGCTTAGGGATTGAAGTAGTCTCAATATCGAAGGTAGCAATCATTTAGATGTCGTTACTATCTCGTCTAGTTCTTTAAAGGTATATTCTTTAGTATCTATATTTTCTAGGGGATTACTCTTCTTAGTAGGACTATGCTTAAAGGTTTTAAATCTAACTTTATTAGATTTATCTAGGACTTGACCACATACAGGACAAGTATTATAGTAAGTTGGTATTAAAGACTCACAATGCTTACAACTAATCATTCTTGTTCTCCTCTAGTAAGTCTTTATACAAGAATAGATGTTCTACAGGGAGTGATGTAAGCATCTCGTTAGCTAAGGCTCTAATACTCTTATGGGCTGATTTAGATAACCTTAGTTCTAAGAAGTTTCTTAGAGATCTAACATTTATAGTCATAACAAGGTCGGTTAGATAGCTCTCAGGTAAGAGATACTTAGCATCGTCTAAAGATACTCCATCAGCTATCTCTTCTCTTAGCAACTCTAACTGATTGACTTGATACTTACTAGATACTTCGTCATTGAACTCAATATACTTCTCAGCTCTATCGAAGTCATAAGAATAAGTATAGTCATCTAAATTAGCTTCTAAGAAGGGCTTTTCGTTCTTAAGCTCTTTGAGCGAGTATCTGGTGCTTTTTACACTATAGCTAGCTATACGATGCCTAGCTAACTCTTGTAAGCATAGTCTAGGGATACCTAGTATATTGAATACATATACAATATGCTCAAAGATACTTTCGTGTTTATTCTTGAAAAGTAACCTAGATAGAAGAGTCTTGTCCTCTTCAGTAATTTCATTAGTAGGATAGTCGTATAAGCCTCCTTTATGAAAGCTATTCCAGCATGTTCTAGCTGCAATTACTGTACTAGATAAGTGAGTATGCTCTAATAATCTTACATTCATAGCTTACTCCATTCATATCCAGTACTCTTAGCTAGATAGAAGAACTCATGATTATGGTAGGCATATCCATAAGGGTATTTTCTATCTAGTGGGTCTTGTTTAGCGAAGAGAGTATTAATATAACTCTCTTGCCATTCTTGTGTAATGCCTAATAGTAAAGGCTTATAATCCTTCACTAGTTTTAGTAATATATTCATTTTAGTTTCCTTTATTGTTGTATATACTTTATAAAAGCAATAAACAAGACGACAACTAAAGGGAGTAATATGAGATCGAATAAATCACTCATTATAATCTCCCTTCATATCCCAAAATAGTTCGTCTTGAAAGTTGTTGTCATAAGTAAAAGTATTGTCTAGTAGTTCTTCTATAACTCTAGGTTCTAAAAGCATTCTTAAAGTGCTTTTAGTTTCTTTAAAGTTAATAGTCTCTGAAGTAGTATGCTCGTTATAGTATCCTACACTTAGATTTATGCAGGCAATATCCCAGTACTTAGCTAGATTACTCGCATCTGTAAAAGTGCCATAAACACTCTTATATCCCTCTTGTTCGAATACATTAATTAAGCTTGCACTATCGTAACCGTATAGAGCTACTTGATCTTTACCTCTTCGATCTAGCCCTATGAATGCTGTTATGTTCTCATAAGGCATTACGCTAGATATACCAATCTTATCGCTTCCTACTCCTCCGATCTCTTCATCTAAGAAGAATCCGAATGCATAAGGTACATTACTATTCATTAGTTTTAATGCAGTATATACCCCACATCTGTCATCTCCTCCAAGACAAGAGCATGAAGAGTATGGATTAAGTGATAAGGTATCTCCATCTATGAGTATATCTACTATAGATGGAGCAGGTCTATCATTAAAGTCATTTATAGTATCTAAATGAGTACATAGTAATGGATACCTCTCTTCATCTAGTGGAATAAATAATACTCCACCATTAGGTACTATAGATTTAATGTAGTTAGGATTGTCAATACTCTTTACATGTTCGTATAGAGTAGCTTGATCCATTATCAGTAAGTTTATTAATTCGTCCATGTCCATTCTCCATTCATATCTTCTATAATGCTTTTAAACTCATCAGCATCACCTTTACCTTCTCTCAAGCAATTCTCAAAATGTTCTCTAACTACGTTTACAAAGTAATCATCATAGATATAGTAGTTAGGTCCTAAGCTTTTAATTTCTATAGCCAGCTCTTTAGGTACCCAGTTAGAAATATTGTCGCTTAGCATATCTTCTACAGCATTACTCTTAGCTACCATATATCTAGTGTCATCTGAGTCTTGAAACTCTACAAAATCTGGGTTTTCTATATTGATAGGTTCATCTCTATCATCCCAGTTATAGTACCAGCCATTGCCATAATCATCTTCGTGAAAGTAGTCTCTCTCTGTTTGACTCCATATAGCATTATCGGACGAGATATGACTATCTAAGTTCTCTGACCATACAGCATCATCCTCGTCTATATCTCTATTCTCATACTCAGAATATATTGTGCCGTCATTTTCGTCCATATCCCTTGTATAGCCATCGGTAGATAACAGTACTTTATACTTTTCAGGATTTACATCATTAGCTAACTCTTTTAGATCACTACTATTGTGTCCATAGGCATTCCAGTCATAGTAGTAAAGTCTATTCTCATTTATAGCTAGTAAGCTAAATCTGTCCATCCAAGGGTAGTTACCGTTCTCTATCCCTACAAAAGGATTATTGATATACAGATCCCAAGTATCGATAGTTTCTAAGCCATCTAATTGTAAGATACCTTTAGCTTCAAGCATATCTTTAAAGATATTGCCGTATTTACCCTCTAGCTGATAGACTTTGTCATATATCTGGCAATCTATAGGTTCATCGTCAGTGCTATTGATGACCACTCCTTTATCCCAGACTATACATCTAGCTAAGATGTTAGTTGTCTTATTAGATGTTAGGTAATACATCTTACCCATAGTATCTAAGGGTTTAAACTTGAGACCTTGACCTTTCATACAACTAGATGGTAATTCTCTTAGGTTATAACCTTCAGAGATAGCTATGGTGTTAAGCTTATACTCTGTTGGAGAAGCATCTAGATATAATCTAAATTGTCTCCTAAGAACTTCACACGCATAGTGATCTAGAATATCACAGCTACCAGTTATCTCTATAAGACTCTCTATAAATGGATCTATATTAGATTTCTTAACCTGAGAGTAACTAAGCTTACCATCTTTAAAAGATATGCCTACTACTGTCTCTGGACATATAGCATATATCTGATGTTTAAATTTATCTGGGGATAATGTTCTTACTAGATGTGTAGCAATATGTCTAAATTTAGCATCATATACTATAAGTCTTCTATCGGCATAGGTTAAATGGTCAGTTCTATGGTATTGATAGAACTCATTAGGACTATCGCTAAAATTGGCTTTAATGTACTCTTCAATAGCTTGTTTAACTCTTTGTCTATTGTCCATCGTTAAGCTCCTCTGATATCTCTGCTAATTCCTCAGGAGTTAATAAGAAGTTACCATCAGCATTAGTAAAAGCTTTTACTATGTTTTTTAGCTGGATATCTTTATAAATATATAGATCTCTAGATGGTAGATAGATAGCTCTATCTCTAGGTATGTATAATTCTGTTATGTAGTCTTCAACAGAATCTTTTCTTGGTATTAGGTATGTCTGTTGTGTATGCCTATCTGTCCAGTAGTAGAAATCTGAGTGATTAACACCTACTACATAATCTGGCTTATTCTCAGGATTAGGGTAGATAGGTAGCCATATATTACCTTTACCATCTAGCGGATAACGGTCGTTGTCATAAGATGACATAAACGATCTACTATCCGTAAGAATACCTCCCAGATAGTCTGAATATACTTGTCTGTTAGTAGGGATATACTCATTCTCGTAGGCTGAGAAGTTCTCGTCATCTTCATCAGAATTATCATACTCTCCATACTCTACTGATCCATCTTGAGTTAATAAAGCTCCTAGAACTTTAACTTCTATACTCTCGAAGATAATATCTCGTATATCGCTTCTGCCATAGCCATACTCCTGCCAGTCGTAGCAGTATAGATAGTCATTCTCTGCTAATAGGTTAAAGGTATCCATCCACGGATAGTATCCATTAGTAAATGGGTTCTTGATCCTTAGATTGAAAGTAACACCATTCCAGTGGTTATATAGTGGCTCTATGCCTTTATCTGCTAGGTAGCTAATCATAGCTTCTTCAGCTTCGCCATCTACATAGTACAGTCTATCGTATAGGTCTTTATCTATCTTAGTACCATCAGCTTTCTCTACTATACCTTTATTCCAGACGATACATCTGGCTACCATCTGATTAGTAGAGTCTTTAACTAAGACAGCCATCTCCGCTAGATTGTCTAATGGGATAAATCTATCTCCATAGCCCTTCATACAACTAGATGGTAATCCATCTAAGTTATAGCCCTCTGATACCTTGTACCAGTCTAAGTGATAGGTAGAATTATCTGGTATAAATAACTCTTGTAAGAATAGACCAGAGTTATCTCCTTCTGATGCTATCTTCCACATTAGTTCTCCATAAGACTTCTTGATCTGTTTAGTAACATATCCATAATCATTATGAAGAACTCCGAATAAAGTACTCTTATAACTAATATATGCAGGATACTTAAACTCTTTCTCGTACTTCTTAGGTATCTTTAATGTACCTGTTAGATATAAGGTGTCCTTTAGAACATATATCGTAGTAGTATTAGAAGATACTTTTTCTAATTGAGTTGCATCTAACTCAGAAACAACTTCTCTAACGTGTGTTAGATATTCTTGATTAATAGCCATTGTTAGCCTCTTATAGCATCCATTATTGTGTGAGCTAATAAGTAACTACCTTCGTCAGAGTCTTTAAACTCTGCACTATCACAAGAGCGATAGCTAATCTCTAGAATAGTATCTCTGTTATCTTGATACCATTCAGATATTTTTGTAGGTAGTTTCTTAAAGGATTTCTCACACTTTTCGAATGAGAGATAGAGTAAGGTCATAGCTAGTTGAGTATTAGAAATACAATAATCTCTATTGTCTCTTTTTAATTTACTATCTATAACTTTAGAATATTTCTCGACTTCAGGTCCATGCTTTACATAGTCAGATAAGAAATCGTAGAGATCAGATCTAATCTTATCTACCATAGATGTAGTTTCTTGGTCGATGTAAAGCTCTTTTATATTGTCATCTATCATTAAGCCATAGCAAGTAGATAATACTGCTACTATTCGCTTTTCACCACTAGAGAGTACACTTGCCATAGTTAGCCTTGTACCATTTAGATTTCGCTTCAGGACTAGTATCCTTTACCCACTTTTTAAGTGAAGCACTGTAATGTCCTGTACGAGAACTAATCTCTTTTATAGTCTCATTCATAGCTACGAATAAGTCATAATTACCCTGCATAGATAGAATCTTGCATACTTGATAGATGTTACAGAGATACTTTGTATCCCAGTCTCTGGCATACTTAGCTATCTCGTGAAGTAGATTACGATAGAGGGTTTCTCTTGAAGTATTACGAGTAATTGTCATACTAGTTGCACTATAAGAGTATTCATCTAAGGCATTTATGCTAAATACTACAATATCGCATAATGCGTCGATGTATTCTTCAGAGTTACCTTGCTTAACTGCTTCGGCTAACTCACCTAGTTCTTCCATGATGTTTCTTAGATAACCTTCACGCTGGTTATCTAGTGAGAGACATCTCTCAGCCTTCCATTCATTTAATGATTGGAATAGCATTCTGATTTCAGTTACTGCTGACATGTTAATCCTTTAAATAAAAAAAGTTCGAGAAACCCTGCGTAGCAGGGTTCTCGATTGGATTAACAGATGTAATAGCCGTTTAGGTTATTCTTGATTGCCATAGAAGTTTTAAGCTTATAGTCTGGTCTATCTAGTTTAGCTGTAGGATCTATTTCAGTTAGAATATTAGTAATAATATCTTCTCTGTATAGTTCAGCTAGGACTTCCCTATAGGCTTTTCTAAGAGCTTCGCAGTTGTTAGGACTTACTCCGAATGAGTCATGAATAGGAGATACTGCTATGCCTTTCTCTGCTAGAATAGTTATAACTCTTCTGCATACATAGGCATCTAAGCTATGTACGATATTAGGGCATAGTGATCGTTTCTCTTCTTCACCACCTTGATTTATGGAGTGAATGAAGTTCATCACTGCAGTACCACCTTTCATCTCTTTAATCTCTATACGAGATGTCTTAGTAGTAACTACTGGGCAATATGCAGTATGGCTATCAGGTAAAGTCCATTGATAGACTAGTCTAGAATTATCCCAGAGATCGTTGATTGTCTTCTGTAGTTTTCTAGCACCTGTAGTGAACTCGTCTAGTACTTCATAGTATACTTGTAGCTCTTTAGTATCTTTACCGAAGTATTCTTCAGGCTTACGAGTACTATTATAATAAGAGGTCATAATCGCTTTCTTAATGTTAGATCTGATCTCTTTAAAGTTAGGACTAGTACCCCATAGAGAGCTATCTTTAGTTCGGTTATATACCTCTTTAGCTACTAGAGTATAGAAGTCATTTCTACAAGAGTCTCCTAAGACATTTAGCCTAGTCATAGCTTCTTCATCTCTCATAACAACTGACATTAGTTGTGGACCACTGCAAGTGGCATCTAGTCTTACGATCTGATCTGATGTACCTGTTATAAGAGACATCTGATAGCTATTGAGAGCTGACTTAAAGAGTAGAGGTTCATCTGCTTTAGATATCCACTCGTCTGGATTAGCAAGCATAGAGTCTATGTTCTCATCAATGAAGTCTAGTCTCTCTTGCCATGTAGATTTATCTAGACCATAGTGGTTAGCTAGGTCTATCTTAAGCCACTTCCAACCCTCTTCAGTAAGCTTCTCTACTTTAGCGAACTTGAGCATGGCTTTTCTATAAGAGTTACCTTGAATATTTATATGGTAACCTTTAGAATAGATACGTCCTCGTTTATCGTATTGAAATACGAAGTGAAAAGGTTTATCTCCCATTTCAGTATAGACATATTTATTCTCTTGTAGAGCTTGCTCGAAGTTAGCCTTAGCCTGTTCTCTAGACTTAGGATCGATTGAGTCTAGGTCTAGTACATCGTCCTCTTTAGTTATCGTATTGTCTAGACGATAGCTAACGTCTTGCAATAGATTTAGAACATGAAGATTGATAGGGTTATCATGCTTGTTATATCTATCGCCTAGTATGGCATAGTTATGAGTAAGGTCATAGCCTCCATTAGATTTAGTAGTCCATGCATTAGGACGAGAGACCATAGGAGGCAAGAAGAGAGACAAGTTTAGAGCTTGCTTGATGTCAGCTGGGATAGAGATCAGTGGCTGTATCTCAAAGGTATTACCACTGAATGCTTTAGGTCGAATGATCTCATAGCCTAAGCCATCGCATACTGCAAGTATCTCACTACCACTCTTGGCTGCAGTAAGTATATCTTCATGGATGTATAACCCTAGTTTAGTAGCAGTAGCTTGTAATGTAGTCTTACCTAGTAAGCATACTGAGTAGAGTACATATCTAGGTAGATCGTCTACATGTTTCTGTACTTCTGCAAGTCTCTCGTCTTTACTAGTATAGGTCTTGCCATAGACACCTGTTCTATAATCTATAAGCCATTGGCATATACGCTCATAGATTTCGTCTAATAAGTTTACTTGAGTATCTAAGTAAGCTTTAACTTCTGTCTGAATGTATTGTTCGCTGAGTAGCTCTTCTACTCTTGATTGAGTCGTAAACATTGTCTATCCTTAGTATTAAAATTAGTAGTAATAGAGATGTCTATCTCTAGGAGTTAAAAAGGGTAATCAGTTTAGAGACTTGATTAGGTCTATGAAGTTATTCTTCTTCTTCTTCTAACATTCCGTTAGTTCTACTTTGAAGGATATACCAGTCAATAGGATGTACTTGGTATACGACATTAGATAGTCTAACAAGCTCTTTTCTATGTCTCCATAGTTGTCTACTTTTTAGAACTCTTGCTCTAATTTCTTTGCGAGATATTTTCATTATTGATCCTTTAATTTTCTTTTTGTTCGTTAAGTTCTCTTTTACATTCAGAACTATCAGGATACATTAAGTAATATAGTATTGTGAAGAATTGATCTTCAGATGGATAACCGTTCTTTTTTATATACCACGCAATTTCTTTTATTGTTTCAGCTAGATTTTCTAGTTCTTGAACTCTTTTTTCTAAAGCATGTATCTTGTCCATATTAAATCCTTTATTATTTTATTCTTGGCAAGAACTCAAATAGAGCCTTGCATGTATTAAAGTAGGTCTCTGCCTTCTTTCCGTTGTAGTTAATCACTACACGATAAGGCATAAACCTTTCTCGATCAGTATCGAAACTGATCACCATATCTTTTCTATTAATGTAACCTCGTACTCTTTTCATGATGGTTACTCCTTTCTGTAAAAAAAAAAAAATCAGCATGGGTGAATTACTAATCTATGCTGACTCGATTAGTAATTAAGGAGAATTAAAGTAGTCAATAGATACTCTTATATCCATTGATTACTCTAATGCTGAGAGAGATATGAATACCTCTCTCAACTAATTCTTAGAAATCGATGTCGTCTGCTGTAGCGACTTTATCGATTATTGCACTGATGAATACATCTCTATCAGAGTATCCCTCAGCTATAAGGTTTTGAGCTTGAACATAGGCTGACTTGAAATCTAGTGGCTTGATGCCTTTCTCTGCTTTATGCCCTCTAATATTTACGAAGTACTTAGCTTCGTTAGCTAATGTATAATCACGTACTTCTTCTATGCTATTGAGAAAGTTCTCTGGTGATCTTTCTCCAACTCTATGCTCTGCTGCTTTAGAAACTGATACTGCTAATCTCATGGATTATCCTTTATTAATTTAATTTAGAATGATGAATCATTCAGACGATAAACCGAACGGAGAACGAGCTTGAACAAGGAGACGAGAGTTGGATATGAAGGAGAGACGATAGACGTAAGGTAGTGTAGGGTGTAAGTGTGAGTGTTAAGTGTACAAAGTGTAAGGAGAACAATATGAGAGAAAATGAGAGAAATACAAGGAGATACGAAAAAAAAGTAAGGCTAGGGATAAACCCTAACCTGAGGTGGAGAGAAAACTTAAGCCAAACTTAAGCTTATTTAATTCTCTCTAGCAATGCAACTTTCTCTTCGAAACTCTTAAGAGATTCTTCACTGATCTCTAATTCGTTGATTGCCTCTAGCCTTGCAACCTTAGCTGCCTCTAAGGCATATTGAGTGCCTTGATCAGCTATTTTAACTAGCCTCTCACCTGATCTAAGGACAGTGCCTAACACTTCTTTAACTGTACCGAACAAACTGATTTCTTTAGACATAATGTCTCCTTTTAATTTAATTTTATTAAGAGTATTACTCTCAAACGATTAACCGAATAGCACGGATAACTCTGAACTACTAGAGAGCTGGCTTGAGAAAAAGAATGCTTTTTACAATGAGTAGGGGGGTAGGTAAATAATTTTTGAGAGTGAGAGGGGGAGTACTGCCCTCATAAATAATTAACAATTTTCTATACAAATCAGCACCTAACCTACCTCTACATAAAATTATAACTCCCCTAGCCTAGACTATCTTTTTAGAGACCATGCTTGGTCGAGAGAGCCTGCCTAGTATGAGTTACTAGGACTAGTGCCTTGTATTAGTAAAGGTATTCTAAGAATATCTCTAGATAATGTAGGACATATCTCTGATGTATGTTTAGAGTATGCTTAGGTTTAGATTGTAGTGCTTTTACTGTCTGGATTGATGACTGGATTATTGACTTAGGTATCTGCTTAGATTGAGTTACTACTGCTTGTCTTAGATGCTCTTCTATTATAGGGAGAGATAATTTAAATAGGTTAGTAGCTCGTTCTCTAGAGATAGGATCTAGGTAATAGACTATAAGTGAGCTTTCGTCTAGGCATTCACATAGATAGAAGGTAGCTCTAGAGTATAGATTCAGAAGCTGGTTTAGATCTTGAAATCTAAGAGAATATTCGGCATAGGTTTCTACTTCGAATATTGTTATTAGCAGATTATCTCTGTAACTCTTGTAGGCTTGCTCTAAGTTCATAGTAGGTCCTTTAAGAATTGATAAGAGAATATTAAGACTAATACTTTTAAAATATGTTTAAATGAAAATAAGGGAGAGTTATATGAGTGGTAGATTCTGGCTTACTGATGATGTAATCGAAGTTCATTGCGAGAGCTATGCTGATAATTTTCAAGAGATACTAGGAGATATTGAGTTAGATAAGGACTTGTATAAGGGTATAACCGAAGAGCTAAAGCAAGATGAAGATTGTATATCTATGATACTTAAGAAGTTTGAGAATGGTATAGGTAATCTAGAAGGGATTAAAGAGTTAGATAACTCTATTACTAATATGCTGGCTTCTAAATATCTAAGTGAAGTCATAGGCAGAGAGATAAGTCATTGCTTGCAAGGTAAGGATAGTAATAAGCTAGCTAGATTGAGAGATATTGTAGAAAGATACTTCAATCTAAGTGAGACCTATATTGGTACTAGGTTATATACTCCTAGTGAGATCAGAGATACTTTAGATAAATTAGTAAGGATGTAAGATGAAGAAGAGTGCTGCATTAGTTATAGGGATATTTAGTGGATTCTTGTTCTCTGTTGTAGGGATTACTCTAGGTAATATTCTAGTAGCTACATCTAGGGGAGATACAGATAGATCAGTAGCTGGAGCTGCTCCACTAGTTGTCACTATACTAGTAGTTAGTATTGGTTGGGTTATAGGTAAAGCTGTCTATACTAAGATGCTAACTAGAATGAATGGAGTGAGTGCTACATCTAAGGATAGGTTATCTCAAGATATCTTTAAAGATATTCGTGAAGTATTCAAGGATAGAATGAGTTTATGGTTTAATGTAGAAGGTGAGCAGTATATTGATTGGCTGAATAAAAAGATATTCTTGACAGAAGAGTATAGAAGTAGAGAAATGTTTAGTGAAGTATATCTATCGAAGAAGATTGATGGTACTTTAAGTAAAGAGCAGTATAAGAAAGATTGTGAGGCTGTAGCTACTGAACTAATGTTTAATCTACTTAATAATAAGTTAGAAGAGCTAAAGAGTGAAGAGAACTTAAGTGAAGAAGATTCTTACTTATATAAAGCTCTAGTAAATATTATAGAAGTAGAGAATCTTTCTAGTAAAAAGGTTAATAGCAGAAGTTAGAGTCTTGTAGTTTATACATAACTCTATTCTCGTCTACACCTATTACATCTCCTACTATATATCTACCTATTATAGATCTATCTAATGAGATAGGTATGTTATTATAGTCTTGTAAGATTACAGCTATATCTGAAGGCATACCTATTGCTACTAGTACTTTTACTGGCATACTCCATCCATAGTTCTGCTTTACAGATACACAAGCTTCTATAATGTCAGTCTTCATCCAACCGAAGCTAGAAGTCACTAAAATTAAAAATCCTAAAAATATTTTCTTCATAGAATGTCCTTTATAAAGGTTTAATCTAACCTTAGTTATAGCAGATTTACTCTTGAAAGTTTATCAGTATTACGCTAAGATTAATTCGTAATATTTAATTATATCTTAAGGAGAAGACATTGAGTGATACTGATTTAGGTCTTAGAAACGTTGTCAAGACAGTTACTAATGTATCTAAAGAAGAATTAACTGAATGGTTTAGTAAGTCACTTAAGGGGAAGAAGAGACTTACTATTACTCCTGAAGCTCTTGACTTAATTAACCAGACAATTAATGAGCCTGACTTCGATGGCTTTAGATTTATGGATACCCTTTATACTTATCAAGATGCTCTACAAGGTGATCGTGTTAGCCTAGAGGATTATGTTAATGCCATTAGATTTTGTAGTTTTCTAGAAGCTAATGGTGGCAATGTAGTTCAAGCTTATACTAGAGCCTTTAGTTATAGAGATTTTGTGAAAGATAGAGTAGGGGCAGATACTAACTCTGATGAATATAAGCAACTAAGTAGTGCTGCTATTAGGTATCGTAAAAATCCTACTGTTATAAAAATACTCTCTCAAGCTGAAGTACCTCTATGGCTTATGTTTCAAGGCTATAGATATAAAGCTGTTAAGAGACTAGTAGAAGAAATGGATACTGCTAAGTATTCTAGAGATAGGATTAATGCTGCTGATAAATTATTATTACACCTCAAGCCACCAGAGAATATAAAAGTAGATGTTAATGTTAATAACAAGGCTGATAGCATTGTAGATCAGTACGAAGAGATGTTGGCTAATATGGTACAAGAACAGAAAAGATTGATAGCTAATGGTAGTAAGCTCACTGATGTAGCTAACTCTAAAATGAGCTTCATAGATGCTAAGGTAGTGAATGATGGCTAAGAGTGTAGACGAGTACTTAAACGAAGTAGATTATGACTTCAAGGGGTATGTCCCGAGTGAAGATGCACTCAAGTTTATTAACTTTATTCAGATGGCTAGTGGTGATACTCTAGAAAATAAAACTCCTCTAGTACATTTAAAGATATGTGAAGCTGTTTTTACATCTACTAGAAATACTGCTGTTCTATGCCATAGGGGTTTAGCCAAAACTACCCTTTGCGCAGAGTGGTTATTCTTATATGCTGCAGCATTCGGAGAGTTACCTTGTATAGGTAAAACTGAGTTTGCTGTATATATCGGTGATAGTATTGAGAATGGTGTTAAATCTCTTAGAAAGAATATAGAGTATAGATACCAAAACAGTGAGTTCTTACAGAAGCTTATACCTAATAAGAGTATCAAGTATGTAGATGAAGATGGTAATGAAGATGACAATGTTACTGCAGGAAGAAAGATTACTGATGTTAGATTGGAGTTTGTAAATCTAAGAGGTGATAGATTTGTAGTGAAATTATATGGGGCAAAAACTGGTCTTCGTGGTGCTAAAGAATATGGTAAGAGACCTACTTTAGCTATCGTAGATGACATCATTAGTGATGAGGATGCTAGAAGCGATACTGTTATTAAAACTATAGAAGACACTATCCATAAAGCTGTTAAGTATGCTCTTAGTCCTGTTAAGCATAAAGTAATCTGGTTAGGTACTCCATTTAATGCTAAAGATCCTTTATATAAGATAGTTGAGAGTGGAGCTTGGGAGGTAGCTTGCTACCCAGTATGTGAGAAGTTCCCTTGTACTAAAGAGGAGTTTAAAGGTAGTTGGGAGGATAGATTTAGTTATGAGTATGTAAAAGATGCTTATGAAGAAGCTATGAGTATAGGCAAGATAGATAGTTTCTATCAAGAGCTTATGCTTAGGATCACTTCTAAAGAAGATTTACTTATACCTAATTCTAGTCTAGTTTTCTTCAATAGAGAACAAGTGTTAAAACATAAAGACAGATATAACTTCTACATTACTACTGACTTAGCTACTAGTGCTAAGAAGAATGCTGACTTTAGTGTTATTAGCGTATGGGCTTACTCTAATAATGGTGATTATATGCTCGTAGATGGCTGGTGCGATAAGACTGAAGTTAGTAAGTTTATAAATAAGATCTTTGAGTTTATACCTGTATATAACCCTATTGGAGTAGGTATAGAAGTTACAGGACAACAAGCTGGATTTATCTCTTGGTTAAGAGATGAGATGCTAGCTAAGAATATCTATTTTAACTTCCTTAGTTCGAATAACAATGGTGAAGATGGTATTAGACCTACTGGAGATAAGTTCTCTAGATTTATTCTGTTTAAACCTAGATTCGATACTAAGAAGGTATGGATAGCTAATGAGATGAAAGATACTGCATGGTATAACGAGTTCGAAGAGGAGAGAAGTAAGGCTACTAAACAAGGCTTTAAATCTAAGCATGACGATGTACTAGATAGTATATCTATGCTAGGTAGCTTCGATGCCTTCAAGCCTAATACCTATGGTACTTACGATAATGAAGTAAGTGAAATAACTACAATAAGGAATACGGTATTTTAAAATGAAAGTAAAAGAAGCAATAGAGCATTTAAAGATCGTTACTCTACCTAATGTTACTCCTAATAAGCAGATGAATAATGAGAACTTAATAGTACTTATTAACGAAGCTATGAATACTATCTATGGATTATTCAATGTTAAGAGAGAACAAGCCATAGTTCTAGTACCTGCTTTTAGAAAGAACTTTAGAATATCTAGACAAGATCCTAATGTTATTATGGCTACTCATGCTAAGCTTGCTAAGTGCGAGATGACTCATGGTGGTTTTGCAACTAAAGCAGCTCAGATAGAAGCTCTTAAAGAGATGAATATTACTTTAGATAAAGAAGTGATGCTAGAGAATGAGGCTGTAGAGACAGATATTTTTAAAACTAATGAAGACGAGATCTATAAGATACTTAGTGTTAGAGATGACAAGGATAGTACCCTTAGATTGAATGAAGTCAATGTATTCGCCATCAATCAAGATACTCTATTCTTCCCTAATGCTAAAGAAGGTGATATTTACTATATAGAGTATAAGCCTAAGCCTATAAAGGTAACTAGTATAGAAGATGAATTAGATTTACCTAGTGGTCTATTAGATGTCTTATATGCTTACGTAGCTTTAAGAATTGTTACTAATATAGAAGGTTATAAACAATACTATGGCAATGCCCTAACTGCTTATAACAATGAAGTTGAGAAAGCTATTATGAATCAACAAGTGATCCCTGATAGTCTTATTCGAACTACAACTGATATGAAAGGGTTTTGTTAATGGCTAATTTAGTTCAGTTTATAAACTCTAAGCATGAAGGTACGCATAGTAATCTATCTAATGCAGAGAATACAGATACTATAAAGACAATAGTACTTAGAGAAGAGTTGAGTGATGAAGAGAAAACTCTACTAGAGAACTTACCACTCTTTAAAGAGATGAAGGCTGAGATGGATAATATCCATGATATGCTCTCGTTGAGAAATACAATAACTAAACTTCGAGATAGTATTGAGTATATTAAGACTATAGAGCCTTCACTAGATGTCATAACTAATGTATCTAAAGTAACTAGTGATATAGTTAATGTTTCTACTGATCTAGATAGTGTTAAGAAGGTAGCTCAAGCTAGTGTATCTGGCTTGTTAAACGATATAGCTAGACATATAAACGAGATCACTCGTGTCTATGGTATGTCAGAGGCTATTGGAGTACTAAATAATATCTCTTATAAGCTAGAAAGACTTTACAAGAGTATAGATAATGTAGATAGCGTATCAGGACATCTAACTGAGATAGATGAAGTATCTCAACACTTACTAGCTATCGAGATAGTAGCTAGATACTATGGTGTACTAGAAGACATACAAGAAGTCATACCAGAACTAAAAAACTTAGCAGATATAAAACAAGATCTAATAGACTTTAGAAATAATAGAGCTGAGACTAAAGAAGTTATAAAAGCTTATAAAGAAGCAGGACAGATAGTTCAGAGAACTATTGATGATGCTGTGGCTAAATTAGAAGAGAGAGTTAAGAAGTTCGATCCTGAGAGTATTAAGAAACTTGATGAAGAGATGACTACTCTAAAGAGTTCTATTACTACTATTCAATCTACTATAGAAACTAAGTTCACTGAGATAGATGGAGTAGTGGCGAATAAGCTTACTCCTATGCAAGAAAAGGTAAAAGAGCTAGGAGATAAGCTAGCTTTTGAAGTAAACAAGTTTACAGCAGGTATGACTAACTTAGATTCTATGTTATCAACCTTGCATGAAGAGCTTAATTCTAAGCTAGATGCCGATGCTACTGCAGTAAATAGTGCTAAGTTAGGTGGATTAGCTCCTGAGGAGTATGTAAGACAGACTGAGACATACGATAAAAGAAGCTATACAGGATATATCCCTAGATTGAAATCTGTTAGAGATGACTACAATCCTGCTAATAATATACAAGTACTAGAAGCAGAACAACTAAAGCTTACAGGTATTCTAGCTAAGGCTGATAGTATGCTAGCAGGACCAGATGTAAGTACTAACCTGCAGATACTTATGAGAAATACAAGTTATAACGCTAGACCTATTCATATCCTTACTATGAAAGGACTTATAGACTACATTAACAAGTATGCATCTATCAATGGTTACTGGGAGAAAGTAAAGGATATAACTAAGCCTTATACTCTGCAAGCTAATGAAGCCATTGTCAGACTAGATCCTATTATAGAAGATGAACTAGTAGTAGATGGAGAACTCTACATCGAAGGTACTACAGTAGATTTAGAAGAGCCTCAATTTCAAGCAGGACAATATGGATTCTTTGCGATGAAAAATCCTAAAGGTAGATGGCTATTCTGCGATGGTAGAGAAATCAGTAGAGAAGCTTATCCTGATTTATTTGAAGCTATAGGCACTACATACGGCGAAGGTAATGGTACTACTACTTTTAATATACCAGATAGACGAGGCTACTTCGGTAGATGTCTAGATGCAGGTGCTGAAGTAGATTATCAGAGCGATAGAGAAATAGGTAGTAAGCAAGGTGATGCTATAAGAAACATAACTGCTACACTTAATAACAACTTATTATCATCCTCTAATTATACAGAAGGTGCAATAAATACAAATGTCGCAGGTACTGGTTATTCATATTTAGGTAATGGACCTTATGTTGGAGTTAATTTAACATTCGATGCCAGCAGAGTAGTACCAACAGCACCAGAAAACGTAGTAAAAAACATAGCAGAATACGTCTGCATAAGATATTGAAAGGATAAATATGGCAGAGAGCAAGATAACAGTTGCCAGAGTAAAAGATAAAGTAGGTGGTAGAGAAGCAGAAGTAAGTAAGCTTCTATACTCAGATAACGGTAATATTAAGACTATAGGTGGAGATAGTGCTATTACTGTTGGTAGTGCTAAGACACTCAATGGTGAGACTAAAGAGCAGTTACTCAATAATGTTAATGCTAGTACTCTTGGCGGTAAGAGTTTAAGCCAGATACAAAGTAGAGGTAAGTTTGGACCTATTAAACTAATAATGGATGCTAGAAAACATAACCCTTATTTCTATACTCTTTTAGTAACTGAAGATGAAGAACTTATATTCTGTGGCAATCAGTATAGCAGTATGCTTCTTATTAAAACTGGAGCAGAGAGTACTAATCCTCATACAGTAATACCGCATCCACTTAAAGGTATATCTAGAATTAAACAAGTTATTGGTGCTTGGACAACACAATATATACTTTACGAAAACGGAGATCTTTATGGTAGAGGTGGTAATGCTAGCTATCAATTAGGCATAAATAATACTGCTTCACAATTCGATTGGGTAAAGATAACTGATAATGTAGATAAGTTAATCAACGAGAGTAATAGTAGTAAAACAGGTGAAGGCTTAGTAGCAGTTATAAAGAAAGATAAGTCAGTATGGTTCTGGGGCAAGAACGATTATGGTGCAGCTGGTATGGGCAATACAACAGCTCTTACCACACCAACTAAGTTAGTACTTACTTTCTTAGAAGTAGGGGACTCTGTAAAAGACTTAGTAATGAACGATTGTTACTACACCTCGTTGTTTTTAATAACAGAGAAGGGTAAGCTATATTCTTGTGGGCTCAATGGTGAAGGACAATTAGGTCTAAACGATAAAACTAACAGAAATACATTTACCCAAGTAACTACTCTGCAAGATAAGAAGGTTAAGAAAGTAGACATGCTTGGTAGTTATTACTACACTTCTTCAAACTCTAGTGATGGTTATTATAATCCTATAGTTTTATGCGAGGATGGCTCTGTGTATAGTTGGTGTACTAAGAGTATATGGGGATTAGGTAAGCCAGTATCTAACAGCACTAAGCCAGTATTATTAGATGACTCATACTTTCCGTCAGGATACAAGCAAGCAATAGACCCTATCGTAGATGTAAGTGCTAACTGTATAGGTGGCTTTATGGCTATAACTAAATCAGGTAGATTATTTGTATGTGGTAGTAGTGATAGTATTCTACCTACTAGAGCTGTAATAACAGAAGTAAAAGTACCTAACGAACCTAATGCTAAGATCAGAAAAATATATTACAACACTACTGCTCAAAATGCTTGGTATTTTATGGCTATGTTATTAGTTGAGCTTAATGGTAAACAATACTTATATGCCTTCGGAGAGAATACTACAGGCGGTTTAGGTGTAAATAATAATGTAGATATTAAAAGCACAGAAATACAGAAAGTAGCTTTAGACTCCGATAAGGTATCTCAGTTAAAGCAATTAGAACTTATTGGTACTAACGAAGCTATGAGAACCTTCTTTTTACTAAATAATGGTCAGCTATGGGGTTGTGGTTCAGATAGTAACTGTGCATTACGTGGGCTTGCCACACCTGCTAACTGCAGCTTACCAACTTTGATACTATAAGACATAAGGATAAGCAATGGACAAGATAATTTACGTAACATCTAACTTTATACAAGAGCTAGGAGACGAGGTAATAACCTCTGCTCCTGAAGGTGTCAAGCTAAAGACTACTAATGAGAAAGCTTATAGCAAGTGGCTTATAACTAATCCAGATACTATTAGTGCTATAGATAACTTCTGGAAGCAGTTTGTACCTAAGCAGATAACTGTAAGACAGCTAAAGCTACAGCTATTGAAGCTTAACTTACTAGAGCAAGCTGAAGCATTAGTTAAAGCAGATAAAGAAGCTCAAATAGAGTTCGAATATGCTAAGGACATAGAGATTACTAGTCCTCTACTACAGAAGATGGCTAAGGCATTAGGTATGGACGATAATGCTATAGATAACTTCTTCTTAGAAGCTAGTAAGCTATAAGGAGAACAAGATGGGATATGCATTAGTTGCTTTACTGGCATTTGTCTTAGGAGTAATCCTATGCCCTATGCTTATATTCTTACGTGCTAGAAAATGCGATCAGTGGGATAACTCGAATATGACGAACGTCTACAGGGTAATAGCTCACCTAGCTACACATCCTGACGATTTCGGCAAGATGTACTATGACAATGGGGAGAAGCCTTTCTGGTACATCGATGATGACGAGTTTACTGATGTAGTTCGAACTAGACCTAAAGAGAAAAAGAATGCTAACAATTAAAGAGATACTACAGCTAATAAGGACAATAGTAGTAGAGATAGTATTAGAAATATTGTCCTATATAGTTGTACCTATAGCTTTAGTATTTACTAAGAGAGAAGACGATCACTTACCTAGATGGGCTAGATGGTTCGAAGATGCTAATGACTACTACGATAGTCAGTGTGCTGCTATTAATGGTGATAGTGGCTGGAGAGAAAAGCATTATCCTGAGCCTAGTAATAGATCGTATAAAGCTAGATTGCATTGGCTATTTAGAAATAGGATAGGTTATTACTCTAGTGAAGTAGCAGGAGTAAGAGTATCTACTATAGATCCTGCTTCAGTTACTACAATAGGGGATATACATGCTACTAGTAATAAAGGTACTAAGAGTACTTGGTGCAAGGTAACTTGTAGATTGAATAATGGTAAGACTAGGTTTGGATTATACAAGGTAATCAGATACTCTAAAAAGTACTACTGCAGAATATACCTAGGTTGGAAGCTGATGGATATAGCTGGTATGACTAAAAGTAATTATGCTAGCTACCTAGAACCTGAAGACAAGATCAAGTTAAAGACTGTATGGAGTATTCATCCATTCAAGAAGGTAAGAGACAATGGTTAATAGACCTATTCTAAAGCCTGTAGGCAAGTATCAATTCGAACTAGTAGAGAACTATAGGTATAGAGATATTGTTATACCTAAGGGCTATATAACAGATGGTGCTAGTGTTCCTAGAATATTCTGGAGTATCTTCCCACCTAACAAGGCAGAATATCTTAGTGCAGCTATAGTTCATGATTATCTTACCGATATAGTTATCGAAAAAAAGAGTATTACTTTTAGGTCTGCGGATAATACTTTTAAAGAGATGTTAATAGATCTAAACGTAAACAAGATAGAAGTTAAGGTGCTTTACTGGAGTGTAAGGCTGTATCACTTACTTAGATATGGAGATTAAAATGGGAAATATACTCTCAGCAATTTTAGAGTTCTTTTCACTTAGTAAAGCTGGCAGTGCAATACTAGCTGTCATAACTTTAGTTATCGGCTTAGGCTATATGTACTACTCTGATAAGGTAGCTAATCTAGAAAAGCAGTTTAGAGATAAACAAGAAGAATATAAAAGCTTATATCTAGATAAAGCTTTAGCAGATTCTAAACTAGCTCTATGCAGAAATAGCTTAGATCAGCAGAATGAAGCGATAAAGAATCTAAGCGTTCAAGTAGTTAAAAAACCTGAGATCGAAGTTAAGTACAAGTATATAACTAAGCCTAATGATAGTTGTGAATCTAAGCTTAAATACTATGAAGGGATAGCTAATGAAGCTGCTAAGCCTCTTAAGTAGTATCTTGTTTCTAGTTGGTTGTTCAGCTAAGCCAGAGGTTATTACTCAGATTGAATATCAGGAGAAGTATGTACCTATTAGATGTATTAATACTCTACCTGTTAAGCCTGAGTACGATCCTGCTAAGCCTGAGACATTCGAAGAATTAATGAAGTATTTTTCTCATGTTGAGGACTTGCTTATTCAGTGCTATAAGGGGAATAAATAATGGGGATAAAAGGTTTACCTAGACCAAAGAGTATGCTTAAACGCATTATTGTTCTAGTGCTAGGGGGAGTTTTTATAGGGGTTTGTGGTTATGGGCTATTCTGCCTATACGATCGTATGTTCAGCAGTATGGAGACTGCCCTAACGGTATGGGCTATTACACAAGGAGTGATCAATGCCATAATCTCCCCTGCTAAACTCTTAACGGTATTTAGGACATGAGAAAAGTGGAAATACATTATTTATGGTACGTGGTATTCATAGGTACTATAGGCAGCATTATCTCTTTCTTCAAGAGTTCTCGCAAGAAATGTTTTTCTCATTTCTTTAACAGAATCCTTGACGGAGTATTTAGTGCATATATAGTCTATGAACTAGTCTTTTATTTCTGTCAAGATATGAAAGTAAGCTATGCATCTTGTGGGATTGGTGCATGGTTCGGCAGTGATGCCTTAGTTATGGTTAGAGATTTCTTTCTAGCTAAGTATGGCATAGGACCTTTCCCTAGATGTAAAGATGACTGGGATGGAAACGAGAGGAGAAGAGATTGATTTTAAACATTACTAGATTTAGAAATATACCTGATGGAACAATAGGTAAGTTTTCTTTAATGGATAAAGATAAAGTGATCATGCAAGGTTATACACTAGAACCTGCTGGTGGAGATACTACAGAGAGTGGTAGAGATAGAAGAATACCTGTAGGTGCTTATAATGTAGTATGGCATAACTCTCCTAGATTTAAGAGATCATTGCCATTACTATATAACAATCTAGTACCTAGATCTAGATATATCCTTATTCATAATGGTAATTATCCTAAGGATACTGAAGGATGTATCTTACTAGGTGATAGCTATGACAAGAATGGAGTATTTAACTCTAAGGCTACTCTAAATAAGTTTCTAGAACTTAGTTATGGATATTTAAACGAAGTAAGAATAGAGGCTGACTATGATAGAGATTGATAACATAACTGAAGCTAGATTGCTTTCTAATTTAAAAGCAGACTTTACTGCATCTAAATTACTCAGAAATGAGTTAGATCAGAAGATAGCCAGATGGAAGAGTGAGTACAATGCAGAGCCTTACGGTAATGAAGTTAATGGTAGGTCTAAACTAGTATCTAGAGATATTAAGAAACAATCAGAGTGGCAACATGCTGCATTAATTGAGCCTTTCGTATCTACTCCTGATATTATTAAAGCTAATCCAGTTACTTCTGAAGATGCTGAGATAGCACCTAAGATAGAGGTATTACTTAATACTCAATTCTGTAGGCAGTTTAGCAGATATAACTTTATGACTAAAGCTTTAAAGGTTCTAGATCAAGAAGGTACTGTAGTTATTAGAACAGGTTGGGAGTACGAAGAAAAAGTAATAGAAGTACAAGAGGATAGAGAGATACCTAATCCTGACTACCAGAGAGCTATAGAAGCTATAAATCAAGGTATGGCTGATCCTAGTATTCTTCAAAGTATAGAGCCTACTCTGATAACTAAAGTAAGGGTAAGAAAGACTAAGCCAGTTAAGAATCACCCTACAGCTATGGTATGTAGAAATGAAGATATATTCATAGATCCTACTTGTCAAGACGATATGGATAAATGTCAGTTCGTTATCTATAGATACGAGACTGATATGACTACTCTTAAGCAAGCAGGGATATATAAAAACCTAGATAAGATCAAGATACCTACAGGCTTAACTGGTACTAACGATACTGAGTATATTACTGAAGATAGCACTAGCTTTCGATTTAGTGATACAGCTAGAAAGAAAATAGTAGTACATGAATACTGGGGTAACTATGATATCAATGGTGATGACATAGCAGAGCCTATTGTATGTACTTGGATAGACAATACAATTATTAGATTAGAAGATAATCCTTTCCCTGATAAGAAGCCACCATTTTTAATAGTACCATTCTCTGCTATACCATTTAAACTATATGGAGAGTCTAATGCAGAGTTACTAAGTGATATTCAGAAGATCAAGACTGCAATCTATAGAGGCTTTATAGATAATATGGCTCTATCTAATAATGGTCAGAAGGGCATAAAGAAAGGCAGCCTTGATGAATACAATAAACAGAGATTTCTCAATGGTGAGAACTTCGAGTTTAATCACTATGCTTCAGACTTCTTTATAGGTAACTTCAACGAGCTACCTAGCTCAATATTCAACGTACTTACATTAATGAACAATGAAGCAGAGAGCATTACTGGCGTAGCTAGTTTTAATACAGGTATCAATGGAAATGCATTAGGCAGCACCGCAACATCCATCAGAGGTGCTATAGATAGTGCTAGTACTAGAAGACTAAATATAGTTAGAAATATAAGTGAAAATCTAGTTAAGCCATTGCTTAGAAAATGGTTAGCTTACGATGCTATGTTCTTAGATGAAGAATCTCAATATAGAATAACTAACGATACCTTCATATATCTAAAGAGAGATGACTTAGGAGCTAATATAGATATTGATCTAAGTATCTCTACAAGTGACGACAACAGAGCTAAAGCTCAAGAGTTAGCTTTCGTATTGCAGACTGTAGGTCCTAGTGAAGATCCTAGATTGAGAAAGATACTTATGGCTCAGATAGCTCAGCTATACAGAATGCCTGATCTCGCTAAGATGATTATGGACTATAAGCCAGAGCCTGATCCTATGGCAGAACAGATGCAACAATTACAAATGCAATTATTACAAGCTGAGATAGCTAATACTCAAGCTAAAGCTGGTGAGAATACAGTAGATCAAGATGTTAAGAGAGCTAAGGTACAAACTGAGTTAGCTAAGGCTAAGAATCTTAATTCTATGGCAGATAAGACTGACTTAGATTACGTACATCAATATAGTGGAATAAAGGAGAAGGAAGCTTTACAAAGACAGCAGTTACAAAATCAATTTAACATAGATAGAGAAACTCTGAAATTACTTCAGAGTCCTAAGCAACAATATTTATAATCTAATAAAGGGGAAAATATGGAAGAACAAGTACTAAACGAACTTGAATCTGTAGACAACAGTTACTGGGTGGAGCTAGATAAAGCTCTAAAACGATTGCTAAAAAGTGAAGACTTTAAAAAGGTTATTCTAGAAGGTTATCTAAAAGAGAAAGCCTTAAGTGGAGTAAGCTTACTAGGTAGAAGCGATGTCAAGAAACGAGGTGAAAGACCTGATGTTATTGAAGAGCTTGTATCTGTAGCTAACTTACAACAATACTTATTTACAGTTATACCATCATTAGCTGGATCAGCTCTTGCAGAGGAGAATAGATAATGACTGAAGAACAATTAAATAATCTTACTGATGAAGAACTAGAAAAGATGGTTATAGACGAGAGAGCTAATGTGGTACAAGAACCTGTTGAAGAAGCTCCTCAAGCTGTAGAAGAAGAAGTTGCTCCTGAAGTAGAAGAACCTATTACTGAAGAAGTTAGTGAGCCTATAAGTGAGGAAGTGGAACAACCTACTGAGCAAGTTGTGCAAGAGACTCCACAACCTAAGACTTATAAAATAAAAGCTAATGGTATGGAGTATGACTTTAGTGAAGACGAGCTTATACGCTTAGCTCCTAAAGCTATGGACTATACCAAGAAAATGCAGACCATTGCACCATATAGAAGAACTATAAGTGCAATCGAGCAGAATGGTATCAGTGAAGACGATATTAACCTACTTATAGATATTAAAAAGGGAAATAAAGATGCGATCTCTTCTCTTATTAAATCTAGTGGAATAGATGTTTACGATCTTCCTGAGAACGATGGGAAATATACCCCAACTAGATATGCAGAACAAGCTGAAGCTCAAAATACTCAAGATGTTATTGCAAGACTAGCTAGAGATCCAGAGTTCGAGAAAACTAAGAGTGCCTTCGAAGTACTCGATCCGCAATCTAAGCAGTACTTGTTAAGTAATACTGAGAATATCGAGGGTCTGCATGATGATGTTAAAAATGGTATATATGAGAAGGTAATGCCTGAAGCTTTAAAACTAGCGGCATTAGATGGTTATCAACAACCTGTTTTACAGTATTACTTTAAAGCAGGTCAAGATTATTTTACTAGGCAAGAGCAGATAGAAAAACAAGCTATAGCTACTAAAGCTAAAGAGGAAGCTATCAGAACAAGAGCTAAAGCTAGTGCTGCTCTACCTAGTTCTAGAGCAGATAAGAAGAGCGTTATTAATTATCTTGACGAAGACAATGATGATGAATATAACGCTTGGTATAAATCGCTCCAAAATAGATTCTAAAAGGAAAAACAATTATGGCAGTTATGGAATATAAAGACGGTAACAACTCAACAAGTGGTGCTAATACTATCCTACATTGGTACGATAGAGCTGGTATAAATGCAGCTAACGCTAAGAACGTATATGCTCAATTCGCTGATAGAAAATCTATGCCAACTAAGAGTGGTAAGAAATATAAGATTTCTAGATGGCAGCATATCTACGATAGAGATCTAAATGCAGCAGATTTTGCTAAATATGGTTTCTTGTCAAGCAGAAACGTAGAAGATGTTACTAATGGTCTTAATCAAGCAAAGTTACCAGAGGGCAGTGGTGCTAGAAATCAAGTAACTTTTCAGAAAGTAACTATGGAAACTACTTGTGCAAGCTATGGTGAAATGATTGAGTATACTGATGAAGTAGAACTATTCAGTGAAGACGTTATGCAAACTAGGTATCGTGAAGAGCTAGGAGCTTTAGCTAACGTTAGAAATGAAGACTTAATTCAATTAGATATGCTTGGTACAGGTAACGTACTTTACTCTGGTCTAGCTACTAACCTATCTACAATGGGTAATGGTATCACTGCTGGTGGTACACTAGATGACCAATACAGGATAAGCTACGACCTTCTAAGAAGAGCTGTTAAGAAGCTCGTTAGAAATAGAGCTGAGAAGAATACAGAGATAGTTACAGGATCTAATAAGATCGATACTAGAACTGTAAATAGAGCTTACTATGCAATTATCGGACCAGAGGTTAAGTTCGATCTAGAGAATACTACTAGAGGTAAGAACAATACTGAAGAGTTTGCATATATCCCAGCTTATAAATATGCTGATGCTAGTAACCTAGCTGAAGGTGAAGTAGGTGCTATGCATGAGGTTAGATTTATTGAGAGTGAGACAGCTGTAGTATATCGTGGTAAAGGTGCTACTGTACCTGCTGGCTATACTGGTACATTGTCTTACACTGGTGCTGCTGGTACAGGTAAGTTCGATGTATTCCCTATCTTGTTCCCAACTAAAGGTGCATTCGCTACTGTAGGTCTTAAAGGACAAGACAAGATTACATTTAGATCTCAAGATCCTAAACAAACTGAGTTGAGCAATCCTTATGGCACTAAAGGCTTCTTTAGTTATCGCTTCTGGTATGCAGGTATTATCTTGCAAGAAGAGAAACTATTGAAAACTCTAGTTTTAGCAAGTGCTTAATAACTTTTATCCCCTATAACTAGGGGATAACTTAAATCTAAATAAAGGATAAATTATGGCTAAGAAAAAAGATGAGAATATCGAAATCGAAAACAATGAAGAAGTTGAGACTTCTGAAGTAGAAGAGGTTACTAACCTACAAGCACTTGTAGCAAGTGTTAAGAAAGAAGCTTTTAAAACTAGAGTAGTGACTATTACATCTAACGATAAGAGAGATAATGATGTAACTAATGCAGTTATGCTAACTTGTGAAAATCAATTCTTTAGCTTATCTAAAGTAGTGCCTTTAAATGTACCAGTAGAGTTAGAGCAATGTCTCATAGACTCTGCTAAGGACGTTAGAATACCTATCCATAGTGATGAAGTCATTAATGGTAGAAGAACAGGCAATGCTAAAGTAGAACTAGTTAATAAATATAATATCAGCTACGAGGACTAATCAATGGCTAAGACTAAAGTGAAGATCACAACTGACTATAAGAATGTAAAGGTAGAGCCTAATGACATCACTTCAGGTGAAGTATTATCTAAAGAGTTCTATGGTGAGAACAGACTTCAATGGTTAGGTGAAGGAGCTTTCGATGTCTTAATGCATGCTATTGATGAAAACCTACGTATTCAATACGATAATGGTAGGATATTGGGCGATACATACGCCCAAGCCTACATTCAATTAGTTTCAGCTGCAATAGACAAGTCTGTTAATCTAGCTATAGCTAATGCAGAACTAAAACTAAAGATAGCAGAACTAGAACTAAAAGAAAATCAAGCTGATGAAGATGAAGCTCTCAATAAACTAAAACAAGAGCAGTTAAGAGCACAAACTAAAGTATACGATAGACAGATCGAAGGCTTTAGTGATAACTTAAAACTAAAACTACTTCAATCTCAGCTAGAGTCTTTCTCAATGATATTTGCCTCTGGTATGCTAGATTTCAATGAGAATGCAGCAGCATTCCCTAAAGCATTAAAAGCATCTTCACTATCTGAAGTCTATGACGACCTTAGAGCTTCAAGCTTAATCGACTGGGAAGCTAAGAAGAAATATAAGGTAGAAAATAGAATAGAGAAGGGTGGAGAACCTAGTGGCATAGAGTTATAGGATTATCGCTATGGGTTGGTTTTCTAAAACTGTTGAACGAGATAAAACCCTTTTTATTCCTTATGTAAGTGATCCTCTTAAGAAAAATAAAATAGGACAAGCTTATAAAAACCCTATACAAAAGAGTTATTTAGAAAAATTTTTAAACTTGAAAAACAGAAAAA